GTAGTTGATTGTGTACCAGCACCATTAGCAGTAATAGAAACCACTGCACCAGTATCATCACGTGTAGCAATCCACTGACTTGTAGCTGAGAAACTTTCACCAGCAGTAGACAACGAGAGGGTTAGTTGACCTGAACCATTCGATGTTCCTGTTCTAATACGTTGAACTTCAAAATCTACATCACTCAAAGTACGAGGTCTTGATCTAGGTAAAGGGTATACTAGGTTGTTCTTGCCAGCCTCTTTGATGACGGCCTTACTAGATTCTAAGACAGGATTAGCATAGTCCGCTGATCCTGTACCTAAAGACTGTACGTTACGGAATGCTTGTGCAGAGTTCATCCTGATGTCAAATAGAAAGACATGGAAGTTTGATCCCTTTTGTAGAACATAACGCACTCTTGCAGTACCAATAGTAGATCCACCATAATTTGTTGCACTACGTAAATTTACTGTAGCAAATGTGCTGATATCCAACTTACCTTTTAAGGTATTGCAAATCAGATACTGTCCATAACTAATACCTACAACCTCATTGGCAATATCAACAGTAGTTCTTGGTTTGGGAATGATTAAATTTTCTGGTTTGTTTGCCTCCGCACGATAACCATTAACGATGGCAGTACCATCTGATACAGCAGCTTGAATATTTGCATCAGAGTCTCGGAAATCTACCGTAAAGTCATTAATAATATAGTTACCAGATTCTTCAAATCTTCCTTGTGCTTGTAACTTGACCGGACTGTTCAAATCAGAAATCGATGATACTTGGTCAACAATATTACCTTCGACAACATCACAATAGTAAACGAAGTTGTCATCAGAAGCAAGTGCATTTTGTGTTGTTAAAGTAAGTTTGATACGATATCGGTCAGCGCCAGGCGATGATAGGTTTGGTGTTGCACCTTGATTATCATATAGTGCTTGGTCATCGGATACGGTTACAATATCTTCTGTTGATTTGAAACCAACAACAGCAGTCGGATACCGAGTGTACTTAGATAGAATAAGACTCTGTGGTGCTGCAAATACAAAGTGGCCACGAGTAAAGAAATCACCAGCAGAACTTGAGATCTGACACCCTTGACCAACCGCAGGGTTTGCCACAGTGTTTGTTGATTGTACCGTAAGAGTTACCGTACCATTGGAAATATCTTCACTCGCACTCATGCGGATTGGATTCTCACCCGCTGTCGCACCACTAGTGTTGGTGTACTGCACATACAATGTATCTGGGTCACTACCTTCAGCAGCAACTACTTTCAGTACTCGTGCTTTTACCGTAGAGGTTTGTCCAGTGAACTCCGTACCCAACAGTGTTGTAGTATCAGCAGGTAATACATTGGTAGTTGTGTTTAGTTTGATAAACTCGAAATCACTGGTAATACTAGGCCCGCCGGGATTTACCGCAGCACCTTCATTAAAGATATTTCGACCAAAACGAGCAATCTCTTCTTGGATGATTGTCTGCATCTGAGTGAGTTCTCGTGCCTGTAGTGCACGACCACTATTGAACAGTATTCGATGATAGTTGTCACTATCAACAAAATCGTCCTTATATGTGGTGGAGAATACGTTAGATGTAAATGTATTTGGCATCTCTATACCTTATTATATTTGTATTACGATTTTGATATCTTCGGTCTGATCTGTTGAACGAGTAACCGCAGCACGGTTATCAACATACAAAAGTTCACCGGAAAACGCATCAATCTCAGGGTCTATGTAAGGAGTAATAGAAGCATTCAATACGCCTGCTCCGTTACCATCAATTTCTGTAATGTTCTCACCAGCAGCGAAGTCACCGAATCCAGTTTCTTCGGTTTGGTGATACCAAATACCACCGTTTCCTCCAGAGTCTGCTCTATCTATCAGTGCCTTAATATTGGAAGTAGCACCTTGGATTGTATTATCAGCAGTAAATCCACTCGTTACACTAGAGAGGTCTAGTTGCTTTAGAAATTTACCGTTGGCCTCAGTGAAGTCAACACCAGCAGCAGAATCCTTTAATCCTTTCATCAAACCAACTTGACGGAAGTCATTTCCTACAATAAAGTCACCATTAACAGTACCCTCTGGTTTTACGTTGAACATAATTGCAGTGGAACGAAGGTCATCTCTTGGATCACCTCCAAGTCCTAAAGGAGTTGATAAGATTGCTCTTACCGCTGCGGGTTTGCTGGGTGATCCACCACCTGATACAACAACATTGGCATAGTCATACCCAGAACCTAATGTGTAAGAACCAGAACTATCAATTAGTTCTACCTTTACAACCTGTCCACCAGAGGTAGTCGCACCAGCCTTTGCCTTCGTGCCATTACCTACAACGGTGATAGTGGGATCTGATGTATATCCAGCACCACCGGAGTCTACATAGTAACCTACAATCTGACCAGAAATCGCAGCAGTCTGTACAGCAAGTTGTTCAACATCAGGAGCAGGAGAATCTGGGTTAGTCGCACCTTGTAACTTCACGGGAAGATAGTTGGCAGAAACAAACTTGGTTGCATCCAATGCACTAATAGAGTATAAGAACTTCCAAATATAACCATCAGCAGTATCAAACGGAACACCCGTTGTATTACCGGAAGGTTGTACAGTTGATACCTGTGCGTTTCCAGCAGCATTCATAGACTGTTGAATACACATGTATACTTGGTTATTGTCATTCATTACATAGTATGTTTGTGCTGGATAACCAACTTGTGCATCATCATATGCTGAATAGATTGCACCGGATGACCAGTTATATCGTGGTACAACAAAGGATAGGTCAACAATGGCCTTACCCGACTGAGCAGATAACCTAAAGTTTCGCTCTTCTCTCTGAGTATTTATTGCCGTGGGTGCAATATCAGAGTCGTTCCAATCTTCGGAACGACCAATTACCGCATAATAATCTTCAGACGCAAGATTAAAGTCAGCCTGAAGACTCTTAATAACTTGCTTTTTTAGTCTATTAGTTACAATCGCCATTTTATTACCCTGTTACCGTGCCGTTATTGGCCACGAAGAACCATTTACTTTTTGTGTTATTCCAGACCAGATGACATCCCTGACCTTCAAGAAATTTAATGAACCCATTACCAGAGTCAATACCAAAGATATTTGATGTGCCACCCACAGGAGTTAGGTTTACTTCACCCGCTCCAACATTTGAAAATATCTTAGACTCTCCTTGGATAGTGCCATCAGCAATAGTAGGAACAATCTTACTACCGGAGTTGAAGATAGTCAGTGGTTCGGTCAGATCAATTGCCGTGGTAGATGCAACATCTGTTCCCTTTTCAAGAACTAGTTTATTTACAATCTCTACAGCACCAGTACCCTTGGCACCTATTTTAAGACTGATGTTAGCATCGTCTCCATCTACATCAAGTGCAGCACCACCACCAGTCGCAGCATTGGTGATTGTTAGGAAGTTCACTGCATTAGAAACATTCGCAAACTTTGTGTATTCATTACCTGAACTGTCCAATAGTAAACCACCATTGGCCAGACCGTGAAGTGTTGGATTAGAGAATGTAAGTGCATCAATAGTCTTATTGGTCAAGGTCTGAGTCGCATTTGCAAATACAAATGTGTCACTAGCACCAAGAGCAGGTAGAGTTATCGTGCGGTCTGCCGAAAGTTCATTGACACCAAAAACATACTGGTGATTAAGAGAGGTATCATTAATCTGTGGTAATGTCAAAACAGGAGCTGTCAGAGTCTTATTCGTCAGAGTCTGTACACCCGAATCTAGGAGTATCGTACCACTGCTATCTGGAAGGTAGATGTTTCTATCCGCAGTCGGTTCTACGACTTGCAACAGAGTCTCAAAAGCGTCTTCAGTCTGTCCTTCAAATAGAACACCACCTTCAGTCAAGGATACTGATGCAGTATCCCCACCCACTGATAAATATAATTCAGTGAAATTCTCATTAATCTTCTGGGCAGCAGTACGCAGGGTATCCCCTGTACCATCATTCGCTGTTGTTCCACGATTTATAGTTTGTCGTGCCATTTTCTAATCCGTTTGTTTTATATATTTATAAGGGTTTTAGGTGCCAATTAGCAATTGTTTTACATACTGATCTGAATCACCACTATAGAAAATATGTTTCTCTTGATCCATCGTCTCAAAGAAGAAGTTATTACTCATATCCATACCATTCGTCTCAAACTGATCCGAATCATCGAATGTGGGTGATGTCGCAGTCTGCGCTTCACGCAATGAAGAATACTGATTCTCAATTGTTTGAATCTGATCAAGAGAGAATGTTCTCAAATCAGTAAGTACTGGGTTAATTCTTGATAACATACCATCTGAATCACTATATAGGTCATCCACCAATGCGGTCAAATCAAGAGTTGCTAGTTCACCAAAACTTGCATTGTTCTCTATCACAATAGGTGGTGGAGGTGCAATAATAACTTGAGGGGCTGTCAGAGCATCTTCTACCGCAGATACGATCTGAACCTGACTACCAACAAACATACCAGCCGGATGTACAAACAGTTTGTAAGGTTCTTTCCACTCATTAAACGCGATTTCAGACCTGACAAGGATAGCGAAAGTCTGGTATAATTTATTGTCAGTGATAAACTTCTGAGAGTTAAAACCAATCTCAGATCCAGTTTCACCCACCTTGAATACTTGTTCTTTAG